ATCAGGGTTTGAATAATCTTTTTAGACCTTTGACTTGAAAGACATATAATAATCTCCACACCAGCCGCGTAAAAGTACTCGTATTAAAATACGACTACTTTATAGAATTTCTCATCGGTATTCGTAAACGTAAACATATGTTCATCCTAGAATCGTCAGCTATATTGGATTCACCTATCCTATACAAATTAAAACAAAATGTAGAATCCATCGTCGCAGAATCAGCCGGCGTTGAAAATAAACAAACAGCGATACACACCAACTTCAAACTCCCCATCGAATATTTACCCGAAGATCAACTGTTCCCATTGAATCCAGTCGTGTCCGCGGATTTAGAATTGGTCGAGTCCAAGAGCGAGAAATCCATGTACGAACACCTATTCCAACCCTCCTCCCCTTTTGCAAAAGAAATGGTGCACAAATGGAAGAACCAATATACAACCAATACGGATTATTTAGGACAAACTCAACAAATACTCTTGGAACAAAAGAATGTAGATATCGTATTGTCCAAGAGCGATACAAATACACCATACACATTAAAACACGATATTTTGATGTCTATTTGGGACGACGTCAAAAAAGACGAGGATTTCTTGGAAAAATACTGCTTCGTAGAATGGGATGTATTGAAACCCCTCAATCGTTCTTCGGGGTTCTTGCAAGTTCTTTCTATTGCGAATATCATGTCGCCTGCCATCAGCTTGGTAATCCCCATTTTGTTTCTCTTGTTCCCATTCATTATTTTGAAGATCCGGGGTATACCCATCACATTTAGCGTATACATAGACGTCTTGAAAGAGATCGCCAAGAATCATTTTATCGGAAAAACCTTGGTTGGATTATCATCCATTTCTTGGGAAAAAGCGGCGTATATGGTCATCACCCTTGGACTCTACCTATATCAGATCTACCAAAATGTTTTGATGTGCACGCGTTTTTACCGAAATATCCAAAAGATCAATACATCCCTCTATGAATACAAATGCTATTTGGATTACTCGATACGAAACATGGATACCTTCGTTGGATTCCATGGTGCGAAACCGTGCTATACGGCATTCTGCAAGGACGTCCAAGAACATTGTAATGTATTACGCGGATTTAGACAAGAACTCGATGCTATAACGGAAACGCAACCTCACATTGTGGGAAAACTCGCATCTGTCGGATACTTGTTGAAATGCTATTATGAACTCCATGCAAACAAGGCCTACGAATCTAGCTTGAAATACTCATTTGGTTTCGAAGGATTCTTGGACAATATACGCGGCGTATCCGAGCATTTGACATCAGGCAAGATCGTTTTGGCGCAATTTGACGTGAGCGGCGGTTCTTGCAAATTCAAAGATCAATATTATCCCCCTTTGATGAATGAAGATCCTGTGAAGAATTCATGTGATTTGTCCAAGAGCATGGTGATAACCGGTCCAAATGCCTCTGGAAAAACCACCATGTTGAAAACCACTACACTCAATGTTATCTTTACGCAGCAAATGGGATGTGGATTCTATTCGGCGTGTATTTTACAGCCATATACACACATCCATTCTTATTTGAATATTCCCGATACATCAGAACGCGACAGTTTATTCCAAGCCGAATCCAGACGTTGCAAAGAGATCATCGACGTCATCTTGGACAACAGTGTGGAAAAAGGATCGCGACACTACTGCATTTTCGATGAATTATATTCGGGAACAAACCCTGCCGAGGCAACCAAATCTGCGTATGCATTCTTGAGCTACTTGACCAAGTTTTCCAATGTAGATTTCATTTTGACAACACACTATGTGTCTGTATGCAAGAAACTAAAGAAATCGAAACGCGTGCAAAACTACAAGATGATGGTGGAGTCCAATAAAAATGGAACGATGGTTTACACCTACAAGATAAAGAAGGGTATTTCCAAAGTCCAAGGTGCGGTTCGCATTTTAGAAGATATGCAATACCCGGATGAAATCATTCAACAGGTCAAGAATTGTTAGGTGTGTGGGTGGGGAGGAGGAAGAGGGGGGGGGAGGGGGAGGGGGAGGGGGGGGTGGGGGTCATCGAACAATTACCCTCAGATATAATTCATATTATTGAACTATTGTCAATCAATGTAAAAATATCAGTTTATAAACTGACATTTTTATAGTTATCGTCTATCGGTCGATAAATGTATTTACACCTTTTCATCCAAATGGATGCAAAAAGTACAGACATCTCCTATTATACCCTATTTGGATATACAAAGAAATCTACATAGATTTAGTTAGCATCTACATTCTTCTGACGAGGAGGTCCTCTTCTCTTTCCACGAGCTGCTGGTCTCTCATCAGAGTCGTTTTCTGGACGTCTTCTAGGTCCATGGCTAGTGGTAGGTCTGTCCTCTCGCTCAGGCTGATTCTCCTGTGCAATGCGACGTGTCTCGCACATAACAGGTCCACCCAACACACCAGTAATATCGGATGCATTGTACTCGTGCTTATCACTCTCCGACTTGGACAAGTTAAAATCGACGTACTCACCTTGAACCAAATACTTGTATTGCAAATTGGCAACACGAATACCCGAGTGATGGGCAAAGATATCCTTTCCGGATTGCTCGCCATTACCAAGAACGGTAATAAAACCAAACCCAGTCTTGGTATTGAACCACTTGACGATTCCAGTAAAACGCTCGGATTCATTTGAAATAGGCATTGTATCTTGTTCTACAGACATGACTCCAATATGATCTCTTTTGGAGAAATGTATTTATATGGTTTAGACAAACATTTATTTTTGTAAACAAAAGATATCTATATTATATAAAGTGTATTATTCTATGTTAGGAATATCCAATAAAAAGTGGTTGTCTATCGCATTTCTTTTAGCAACGATCATCATTTCTCTTTTGTTATCAGGTATTCCATTCTTGATATCTGAAAAGCCATCAAAGGTGGGGAACTATGAAGGATTCGAAGGATGGCAAATACCGTCAAAAAACGAAAATGCCGGAACAAATCTATCCAGCCCTGACATTTTCCCCGTGCAAAGCGGAACGGAAACCGTTTCTATGTCATCAAGCACCCCAGTTATGCCAGGTATAGCTATTTCTGGAGATTTCAAACAACAACTAAACAACGCAATATTAGATGTTCCAACTCAAGTATCATCTTCCACCAAGCAAACCGCGGTATTCAATAATATATTTAGCACGCATGAAACCGAGAACTTTACTACAGTTGTATAAGTAGTCAATATATGTTTACGTCTATCGGTTGATAAAAATATATATTTATCAACCGAAAAGTATAGAGAAAACCACCTTTTTATAGCCATTTTGCTACAAAACCTCCGATAGCCCTTAATTAGATACTTTTTTTTTCGCCAACGTCGAATTTCTCTTTTTCGTCTTGACTACTTTTTTTGTTTTGCGGCGGATTTGTGATTTGCGCCTAGTTAAACTCATTCCTCTACCGCCATCTTTTCTTTTATTATTACCGGCTAACGCAGCTTGATCATCCTCACGATAAAACTGACGCATTATTCTATCCTTCATATTTCTACAAACATCTAATACAAATAATGAATCATTCATCATTTTATAAGTAAATTTTTTTGGTGTACTTTTTAATTTAGTATGTCTTGCATCAACAACACTCGTAATAGCAGTGGTTAATGAATCCAATTCATAAGATATCAATTTATATAAAAATAAATTACCTACTGTTGAAACTCCTTCGCTACGAAGACCATCGCCTAATGTTTGACGAATGGATTTAAATCCAATGTCCATATTTTTCACAACTGTATCAATAACCTGTTTTCTCGATTTCACTACAGAATATTCTATGCCTGAAGTTAATTTATCAAAAAAATCTGATTTTTTGTATTCAATTTCAGATATCAAAGCGCTTTCTAATGTAGTTATTAAATCTTTATAGTCAAAATCTGAAATATCATGGTCTTCGTCATCTTCTTCGTCATCTCCATTTACTCCCTTTATTGGATTACCCATTATACCTGCTGAAGTTCCAGTAATTGATCGTCCAAGTCCGAATGTTGTATCTAATACCGGATTTATAGCTTTTGAATATTTTCCATGAAAATTAGTCAAAAGACTTTTGCTTGTTTCTGCATCACCTTTACTTTGAAGACCTGACAATGTAGATGTACCAACTGCTGCTTCCTTTCCTGTTTTTTTTCCTATACCTGATGCAATTTGTTCCGCTTCTTTTCCTAGACTTGATGCAATTGCTTTTACTCCACCTTCTGCAACTTCTTCTGCAACTTCTTCTGCTCCACCCGCCGCTCCACCTCCTCTTATCAAGACTGGATCAGTCTGATTGGAATTATAGGCTCGTAAGCGTTTATCCTGAATTACTTCACCTACTCCATGATATTTAGTGTCATATTGGTGAATGTCTATTTTTTCTAATTGTAGTAATATTTCTGGATTATTCAATACTTTATTTAATTTTGCAATAAAAACTCCAGAAAAATCCTCTGTAGATTTAAGGTCATTTTCATAGTTGGATAGAATATATTGAAATACGTTTAATAACGTATTTTTAACAACATCAACATTATACGATAATAAATATGCTAAAATCATTTTATTACCATTTAAATCAAGAATCACACGTTTGATACATTCTTCCAATATATTCGTAATTTTTTCTCGATTTTCATCATCACTCGTCAACTCGCGCATAGTATCAAGAATAATAGATCTAATTTTCTTATCAGATGAACTCTTACATACATTATTTCCAATAATATCAACACTTTTGGATACTATTTTTGACTGATTATTTTGTGATATACTCATATATTTACCTTATATTATTCTACACTCTATAATACAAAGATATAATAATTTACATAATAGAATATAATATAGTGTATGATATTCGTAGAAAATTGAATGTTTGTATTCTAAGTGATATATACCATCAAAATGGTAGATCACATGCAACAATTATCGAAAATAAATTCAACAAGAACTAAAAAACGCAAAACTGTACTATCTAAAACAGATAAAGAGAAACTTTGGTCTATATTTGATGCCGATTCTAAATTGGCTGATATCATATACGATTCTGAAAATATAGATGAAAAAAACGATAGAAACGATAGAAGCGATAGCTGTAATAGTTCAGCTACAAGTTCTGAAAAACTACATATTGACTGTGATAATAGACATCTTTGTTTTACATGCAAATCGCCACTTATTATTATGGATGATGGATACCCAACGTGTACAAACACGCAATGTGGGCTGATGTACAAAGATACATTAGACTATTCACCGGAATGGAGATTCTATGGTTCTGAAGACAAAAATGCAACAGATCCTACTCGCTGTGGTAATCCAATAAACCCTCTTCTCCAAGAATCGTCATTTGGATGCAAAATTCTTTGTGGACCAAACGCATCCTATGAAATGCGCAAAATTAGGAAATGGACAGAATGGGGAGCAATGCCACATAGAGAAAAATCACTATATGATGAATTCCAATTTATTACTATCATGGCACAAAATGCAGGAATACCCAGAATATTTATTGACGATGCTATGGCTATCCACAAAGACATTTCCGAACAAAAAATGTTTCGCGGTTTGAATCGAGATGGTATCAAGTCAGCGTCCATCTATATTTCATGTCGCCTAAATGGTTGTCCAAGAACAGCACACGAAATCGCAGAGATCTTCTGTTTAGATAAAACGAGTGCAACAACCGGATGCTCTATGGCGGTTAATATTCTTTGTAATATTGATCGAAACTCTGAACATATGAAACAAACCGAATTATGCACAACAACACCCAGCTCGTTTATTGATAGATACTGCAGTCGCCTCAATATTAATAATGAATTAACTATGCTGTCCAAATTTATCGCACAAAAGATAGCTGATCAAAATATGATAAATGAAAATACACCACACTCCATTGCCGCCGGTATCGTTTATTTTATAGCACAATCATGCAATCTAAACATATCAAAAACGGATGTAAAACAAATATGCGGCGTTAGTGAAGTTACCATCAACAAATGTTTCAAAAAGATGAATACTATTCGCGATAAATTAATCCCGCCATGTATTTTAGAAAAATACGCTGAAAAATGAATAAAAAAATGTGTGTCCTATAATAGATATTACTACCAATGACGTCTACTCGACCATCGATATCGAAAAATCGAAAAAAATATACTATTGTGGAGTCTTCCAATACCGACAATAATAGTAAACCCGTGGTTTCTAATCCACCACCTATTATTTTTATTGTTCCATATAGAGATCGAGAACATCAACTACAATTCTTTAAAAGACACATGGAATATATTATGGAAGGAATCAATCATAAGATATTATATATACACCAAACGGACGAAAGGAGTTTTAATCGTGGTGCTATAAAGAATATAGGGTTTTTAGTTGTAAAAAATCTTTTCCCGAATAAATACAAAAATATTACTTTAGTATTCAATGATATAGATAGTTTACCTTTATCAAAAGGCTTATTAAACTATGATACAAAACCTGGAACAATAAAACACTTTTACGGTTTCACATTTACTTTAGGTGGTATTTTTTCTATTAATGCGGGTGATTTTGAAAAAATACAAGGATTTCCTAATTTTTGGGCATGGGGATACGAGGATAACATGATACAGAAACGCGCGATTCAGCATGATATGACCATTGACCGAACACAATTCTATACATTACACGACAAAAATATGATTCATTTGCAAGATGGTACATTTAGAAATATAAATCGTAGTGAATTTGATAGGTATATTAATAAAACAAATGAAGGCTGGAACTCTATAACGAATTTAAAATACGACGTTGATTTTGAAACAGGTATGGTAAGCGTTTTTACTTTTGATACTGGTGTAGAAGAAAATATAGAAAAGACGGTGTCATACGATTTACAGAAGGGAAATATACCGTTTAAAACAGGTCGTCAAGGAAGAATGAAGATGTTTTTATAATTCTAGACCGTGTCATTCATTTCAATAAATTTGTACGTTATTCCTATTTCATTAACAGTTTCCCAAACACCTGATATTTTAATCGCATATACTACTTTATCAGCCTTTGGATTATCACATTTTAAGTGATTGAGATTGAGCTTTGACGACATAGTATCAGCGGTTAATGAACGTACTGTTTTATTATGTTTATCCTTCTTGTTCTTTGGTAAAAAAATAGAGTCGATATCTTCTCCTATAAAATCTCTACAAACTCTCGTACATCCGCTAGACAATTGATTGCTCAATGAATAAACACAAGTCTTGTGTTGTGTTTTTTCTCCATAACAAGAATTATTATATAGTTCGCAATGTTTCAAATATAATTGTACCAACTGATTCTCAAATGAGCGAAAATAGTTTAAAATATCATAATTTTCAACGCTATTCTGTTGAAACCAGATCATATGCTTATTATATGATGAAGACGATATAGTAGATCCTAATACAGATTGTTTCAATACTGGTTTATCAATGCACTTCAATGGACACAGAAAATATATTCCATTCATTGTCATAATATCGACAGAATACATAATTTTGGTAAATTCACCGGGCATTATGATATTCTGCTTCTTTTCCAAAAATCTTACATTCTTTAATGCATTTTCAACCGTTATATTTGATGTATCTATTGTAAAATTCATCTTATAATTTTCTATTTCTATGGATAAATAATTATATAAAAAACGGTTTATATGATTTTGATAAAATGATGCATAGAAAAATAATATATGCATAATTTAAGAGAATTTCTATACATATCTGTATAATATCATGTCAAATCCCGCATTCAATAAAATAGTTGTTAACGGAGCAGTTGTGTCTATTCCAGAAAAACCATACATTGCTTGGAAAGGAAAAACATTCAACCAAGTATATTCTTCTTTTCAACGCAATTCTGCAACCGCCGGACCCGTAAAAGGAAATACTCTGTTTTTAGCAAATCCTGTGAAATTACATCGTCGTGAGATAGCTTCTGCCCAAATAGCGAACTGTAATCCACGTGTATCTGCCAGTATTGATCTTTTTAATTCTCCAAATGGATTTCTTGTAAACCCGAGCAACGCAAATCCATCAACAGAAGGTTTAGTCGGTACTTTAGACATCAATTATGAAAATAATTCGACACAACATCCTGGAACATGTTCTGAATTTACAAGAAATGGGGTCTGTCAAGATCCAGCATCAAATGCTTTACGACGTCTACGCAGCGCAGGAATGATCAAATCAAGAAACAATACCTATTTTACAAACACGAATCAATATTTGGGTAGTCGTTGCAAAACATACAATCAAAACCAATACGCGCATTTTAGATCGGGTGATTCTAGTTCCAAACCGGGGTCTGCTAGTGCAACGAATAATGTATATGCACCCAATTCCACACTGGAATTTTGTCCTGTAGTTCTTGATACGAACAATAATATAGTATCTCCTAACTGTGTAGATAAAACGATAACATATAAACCAAATAACCCACTTTTTGCTCAACAGGGTGGAGTTTCTTCTAGTACAAGAATTGCTCGTCTTAAATATGATACAATTACCGATAACGGATATTTATACTCTCAGTCTTATGGAAACCAAGTAGGAAATGCTTTGGCGTATGGATCAGAATCGGATAAATACACTATCAAAGACAAGATTGGTTTCCCCAACATAAAAACTCCCATTATATCAAAATGGGGATCTACGGTATGCGCAACCGGTCCAGGTACAATTCAATCTAATGAATATGCATTTAGACCCGGTCAATAATGTTGTACATATTTTACAAAGGATATATATGCATCGTATAATGTAGCTTTATTAACATAAGGTATATTATGCTCTTTACAATATTCTCGGACAATCTTGGACACATAAGGATAATGAATATTCGACATATTAGGGAACAAATGGTGTTCTATTTGATAATTAATGCCACCGAAGAATCGTGTCCACCATAGATTATCCATGACAAAATTTCCAGTATTACATATTTGCAACTTTGTCCAGTTGGAACCTACACCATCTCGATTTTCAATCTTGGTATCATAGGTTGAATGATTCGGATACACATTGATGTAATACAGAGTATTTACAATCAATGCATGAATAACGAACAGGATAATGCCGCCTCTGTAAAAACAGTAAAATTTGAATAAACACATCAACATATCTATCGTGTCGTAATATTGTAAAGTAGGTAATTGAGTTTTTATATAATAATAACGCTTTGTAAACGACATCAACAAATATAAGAATGCTAGTCCAAATTGCTGTCCTGGAAACAGCATATAAAATATATGAATCAGATTCAAACGACCATTTTTTTGAGTTATGAAACCAAAATGATATAGACTATCGTCTGGATCATTTTCCAAACCAGTAAACGAATGATGATAGTAGACGTGATGAAAAAACCACGCATTTGCATTCCATAAAATAAGGTTATGTGCCATCTTGGAAAATATCTCATTAATCTTGGGATAAACTGATATCGCGTAATGAGAACCGTCGTGCATAATATTAAATAAAATCGACGATTCGCACAAAGAGTATACGATTTGGCTAATAATTTTATATAAAAAGGGGATTTCCATTGTCGAAAAATAACAAAAATAAAATGAAGAAACGCTTATGACAAAAATGAACATATTGTTAAAAATCCATTGTGCATTTGCCTTTATATATTGCCGTTTTGGATATGACTTCTTAACTCGCTTCACAAGCTCTCTATATGAAGAGAAATCGGTTGTATATACCTGTATTGTTTTACTATCGATAGCATCTTGCGAATTTACTGAAGTGTTCACTTCATATGCTGCCAACCGTCGTTCAATAGAATCAATATCCGAAAAGGCGTGATATGTTTCAAAAAGAGCAGTACAGTCTTCTAGACCTTTTGTTTTTTCTAATATCGATCGTCCTCCTGGATGTTCATTCATAAATTTAGTCAAATCATATTGTTTACCGTGTATTTTCCACATGATAATATAATATATTTTGTGGAATATTTTTTATACTTATTTATTCAAATCATTTTACCGAAGAGCCATCCAAAAATAAATTTGCAATCACCGTATTTGACCAATAGGCTATATTGTGTTTCATACACCAATTGATGGATCTTTGCGAATTTGTTTTGATCAAATGCTCTATTTTTTCATGATTATGTTTATTGTCCGCAAGAGAAAGAGTATAATGAATGTTCTCTATCTGTTGTTGTCCAAATATGGCATTGAACTCTTCCATACGCGTACAAAAATAAAGAGAATTTGGCTCATTCAAAAAATGTAGTATCAATGTGTTTGGTTCTTTCATCATGTTTATGAAAGCACCACGGATGAACGGAAGGAATATAGATGAATCTTTGTACAAAAATCCTTTACATACTACGTATTTTTCAGAATTCGCATATCTACTCGTTTGCGGTTTTGTCATGAATACCTTTTCATAAAAAGACGACAAGATTGCCACAATATCTAACGACGGACGCGTAAAACAATCGAATACTTTCAAAATAAAAGATCCTCCTTGTTTTTGCATGCAAATCGCATATGCCATTTGCGCGAACAAAAGGCGTAATATTTGCGATTCTTGCTGATTAAAATCCACTGAAAAATCGAATCCACCGTCCCCTGTTATAATATCCATCCTCGACCCGTATTTATCAATACAATAATCAAAATTTTGTATAGACAAGATATCGCCGGTTTTATCATATCCCGTTTCCACAAAAACATTGGGATTTTCTCTCAAAAAATGTTGACTCTTTTTCCATGCCGGAATATTGGAATCCGTTGCATCGTCTAAAATAGTCATACCCACATATGTATCCTGTTTATTAGAACGCAAATGCACTAGTGCTTCAATAAATCCACCCGGACCTTCTGCTAAATGGAATGATGATATTGGACGTTTCTCGCAAAACTGTTTCGTAGATGTGTATTGATATGGATCAAGAATACGGAAAAAATGAACAAGTTCGATCATCTTGAAATATGATCGCGATAAAGGTTTGTGTTTTGCAATCGCTTTGCGTTTATGTGGAACCACAGTATGAATGTATTCGTATGGATTGGTGTATCTTTTATACGTATCCCATTCATGTTGATATCTCACGATTTGTTGTTTGATGTCGCTCAAATAAAATGCGAGAGAATTAGATATCACAGGCTCTGCAATTGAATCTAGATAAGGCGATGTACTACACTCTATTGATTCGTATAATTTAGGCGAATTTCGTGGCACTAAAAAATGGATCATTATAAGTGGATAGATATATGGTATTGTATTTTGTCTACGATACCATAGTTTGTTGCGATAGGTTTATACAGTTTTGATGTATTGAATATTATTGTTTATTCGGTCTTTTTTGGACGCTTTATGGTAATAGACTTACCAAGAGTAATACCAACACTAGCCGGTGTGGATGGGACACTTGATGCAGCCACAGGAGAATACTCTTCCAACACTATCTTTTTACCCTTAATTTTACGTATCACGGGTTTTGTTGTTGTAGTGCCTTGCTTTGTTGTAGTATCCTGTTTTGCCGGTTCCTCTTCGTCGGATTCCGCTTCCTCTTCCTGACGATGCAAAACAATCTTGGCAATCTTCTCCGCGTTCACATTACGCATCTTTCTAAACACAAAATATCGATTCATAAACGAAATTCGTTTCTCTTCGGGTGTCAAGGATAGAGCTGTTCCATATTCGACCTCCTTCCTTTTATCACGCGATACTTCTTGAACCATAGAATCAAATAGTTCGGTGAAAAGACCCGACGCATTCGGTAATCCCATCTTGCGCGCTTCTTCTTGAGGTACTAAAGCAAACCCATAGTCTTCCATCATACGGATAAGATATCGGAAATTGACCAAGAATTCGCGAAACACCTTGTTGATCGATTCTTGATAAATGTCAATGGCGTATCCCAAAGATAGTTCATCTTCGGGGAATCCAGTGTGGTCATATTGTTTGATGATCTCATAGATCTTAGTATCATCGCGCATGATTGCAATACCCTCTTCTTTCGTCTTGTTTTTGAGGAGTTGAAATACGGTTTCTCCATCATAACACGTACCTATAAAGTGTCCTCCTACACGTGTGCACTCAGAGACATTTCTCAAGAATGAGTGCATGGTTCTCTGTGATTCAAAGAAATAGTGCAATGCAAATTGACACGAACTAATATGAAACCCCGGTTCACCAACACCATACCGTTTATATACACCTTGTCCAAGAACGCCTTTATCTTTTGGTCCTTGTCCAAAAACGGCCTGTGTGATCTGTTTGTCTTTTTCGCTAACGGCGGCTTTCAATGTACGGATATTTTGCCCGCTGTTTCCGTTTACAAAGAGTGCACCTGGCAATGCATGATATTTCTTCCTAAAATTCAAATAACGCGCACACGCCCCGTCCAAATGATTCTCGATATTATCTTTCGAAACATCGATTCCGAAAACAAAGTCTAATTTGGCCGCAATCCATTTGGGTAAATCGCCGGCTTTACCGACGGCATAATCGATCAAGGTTTGTCCTCGACTGGATACACCTAAGATCAATTTGCGTTTCACGAACAAATTGTGGAAATCTCGCAGGGGGCGTGTATTCGTCTTGTGTCCCGACTTATTGTAATACACATCCTCATCTCCCGCGGCTTCGGGAATATTTCTACCGGTACTAATCATCTCTTCGGTAACAGGATTGTGAATTGAATGCCAGTTTCCATTGGCGACGTGGTATGCATTACCGTAGTTTTTCAAACCCGCGCGAAGTTCATTGGTTTTATCATAACGCATTCGCAAGGGAATCCATTTCCACCCAGCCGGTTTCGACCCATCATATCGGAATTCTACAATAGTGTCTTCCTCGAAGTATTCATGCTCCTCGGTCATCATAACCAAATCATTAACGCCATTATTATGCAAATATACATTGCATGTAGACGCCTGTGGATCATACGGGTTGGTGGGTTGAAATGCAACCGGTTTATATGTATCTTCATTGTCCAAGTCGCTGGGCGACGGCAAATTGTCTTGGATCAAGTCCAACATGGGATTCAAATATCCGTGTTTTTTCTCATCAAAACCGCATCGTAAAATCAATGTCTTATATTGCAACACATTCTGTTGACCCGTCATTGTCGTTCCTTCTTGGAAAACATGATGAACCTCATCTTTACCCGTCTTGTCTTTTTTGACAGACACCAAGAAATCGATGGTATTAAACTCCGGCGGTTTCCATTTGAAAGAACCATCCCACGTTGTTTTATAGAGAGGACCGGCACTACCAGCTTTGTGGCTTGCAACACCCGTATTGGAAGGAGTAAAGATCAAACCATCGGTGGTATATTCCATCGTGCCTTCTCGGACTCTGGATAAAATAGTTGCGCAACCTTGGAAAATACCGCCATTTTCAGAACTATAAAATTCCTTGCATCGGATCATAAAATGGCAGGGATGGTACGAATCCGCTTCGTTCTCGGTTGAACCTTTTGGTTCTTGTTTTTTATTGGCTTTCGGATCGGTAATGGATACAGGTTTCAATAAAGACACGAATTGATTCAACAGAGGCAATCGGAATTTGGATTGTTCATCTTCTGCAGAACTAGGAATAAACGCAAATTCGCGCACCGACTTTCCATTCACATAATAGAGATCAAATGCGGCATACAATCCAAGATGTCGTTTATTTTTATCGGTTTTGATATATTCACCATCAAGCAAACTATCATACAGTGTTTTTTCGGAGGTCGTAGTTCCCGTAAAGATAGCGTTCATATTGGTATCAATCATATAAATACGACCATTGGGAGCAATATACAAAAGTCGGCGTTCACCATCGGCTTTGTCTGTAACCGTGTAATTTTTAATAATCGTCGGACTCGTTGAACCGTCTTTTTCGGGTTGAATATTCTCAATCTGCAATGTATATGAAGAAGGTCCGATGAAATCGCGAGGCAAAATACGGCGTGGTTGATAGTCCTCGCCGTGGAGTAAACGCATATAGGTTTGCAACACCTGATCTTTTTCACTAAATGCTATAGGGTAATTCGTCCCCTGGAGTCCAGACAACACATATCGGATGCATTTTCGGATCGCCGTTAGGACTTTTTCGGCGGTATCAAATTGTGTTCCATATCCTACACGTTTATTGTCTACCTCCAATTCGATCTCATAATGTTCGGGATTTTGAAACACTTTGGCTTCTTGGACAGTGTATTGTGGAATTGGAACGCGTTTATTCACTTTGGAAGAGCCCTTGATAATACTCAAGTCGGCGAATACTGGGAGATCCGGATGCGAGAGGCGGACGCGGTTTATATAACGAAACAACTTCTTGGAATCCGTCCATTTTGCTACGATCTTTTGTGCTACATCGGATCTCACGGTAAAATCGCGCTCCATCTGATAAGCAACACGGAAATTGAAATCGGGGAATTCGACGGGCTTCAAAGGGCGACCCTTGATCATAGGCGGCGATTTCTGAGTGAATTTGATCTTTTCTGCGGATGCGGATACCGACGAAGGCATATCGATGAGTTTCTGCAAACTATTTGTTTTGCAGTATTGTTGAATCAAGTCCAAGCCTACAATTTCAGCGCGAATATTGGAGATCCTGGTTTCACCCTCTCTCGTATCCGTATATTCGTTTTGAATGCGCAAGATACTGAGTCCCTCCGGATTGTGCGTAGAAAACCCCGATTTATACATCTGCTGAATCACATTATCATAGTCTATCTTGGAAATGGGTTTCCCTGACCGCGTATTTGTACCAAATCTGACCTCCAACTCGCTCGTTCTATAGTCCGATGTTTTCCTCATAGGATTGCTCGCTAAATAGAATTCGACCATGGTTTCAAAATCGTCCTTCGAGTTGGGTGGGCGTTCATCCTTTACCGACTCAGGTGGAGACATCGAAGGTGTCCTTGGTTCTAACGCTGCTGCTACAGGTGGGGTAGCTGGCGGACTCATCGAAGGTGTTCTTGGTGTCAATACTTTTTTATTTTCCTCTGCTTCACTCATATTTATATGGATATATTCTATATAAGTATATCTATATATTATGTTTTCGCGATTCAATTTTCAGAGACATTATCATCCTATATTATCTAAATGCGTGTTTCTTTCATAGGAAAAAAACTATTACCATAAACAACGTTGCACTAAAGCATTAAACCAATCGGCCTTTTTCCATTTTGTATTGGGTGGTTGAACAACATCCAATACTGTTGCCATGTGGAAAAGATCGTCCACTTTATATGAAGTAATCGATTTAATGGGTTTAGCGGGATGTCCATAATCCAAATGCACATTGGTTTCGCGTAAATTAGATGCACCCTCTTCCGTTAATGGTTCTGTGTCTACGGAAATATGTCCATCTTGATTACGCGTAAAATGATAACATGATTCACCATGTGCGGTCGAAAATTCGTAATAGGTTTTATTGTAGGATACAATAGCATTGATCTTGTAATAGTAGCAGAGTGCAACAAAAGTCAACCACGAGGTTTTCTTGTTTAACATCAGATCGGATAGAATCTCTTGCACGGACACCTTGGTTATTTTTACATTGTGTACCGATCCTCTGAATACGTCCGCGTTTTTTTTGATGTATTCCATGACCTTCTGTTTTTCCTCAATCTCTGTGTTTCGATACCTATTGCCTATAATATGATACGCAGCCTCTCCGTGGAACGCGGTATAAATAGACCAAAACAATGTGTCTGGTTTGGACGAACGGAACCATGTATTTACAACAGATCGGTTAGGAGTATTGATGTTAACATTAATGATTGGCTCAATCCTTGGATTAATGATTGGCTCAATCCTTGGATTAATGATTGGCTCAATCCTTGGATTAATGATTGGCTCTAATAGTATGACATTTTCGATCTCATCTTCTTGCAATATAGGTTGTTCATTTGTAAAAACAATACTTTGAACTACATGATCGTCTGATGATTGCACCGGCGATTCAAACGACGATTGATAAACGTTTTGTTCTTCTTTATGTTTCTCAATAAATTCAAGATATTCGTTGGATAACATCCATGGTCCAAATTCGTGTATTTTTGTAGCATCAAATTTCTTATATGGATAAAAAATTTGATTCAATAAAGAGGTTGCAGATGTCATTCGTATAATATAAAGTATTAGACTTGACCAATGGTAATATTATTACTATACAAATCTTTATTATCTTTTTCACTAAAGAATGTATTAATGTAATCCCTTTTTTGCGATTCTAATGAATTCAACGACTTTTCTTGATCCTTGATATAATTCAAATATTCCTCTATCTTGGAAAAGGTTTCTTCACAGAGACACGAAAGATTGATATAAATACCACTCTTATTTTCATTGAGTTTGATTGATGGATCAGTTTGCAAAATCTTGAGAATCTCAATATGATGGTTCTTGTTCATCTGTTCAACATATTGTTTGATAGACTCTAATCGTTGTATTTGTTGCTCTGTGGTCATGATTGCTTGACTATACATGTATAAATCGGTTTATGTCATTTTTTTATCTAAACAAAATCACGGTATTGCGATTCTGATAGCGAGCGACCGATTTCTAGGTTCGCGTATATTCGTAAAATACGGCCGACCAATACACATTTTTTAGATCTCCTATGGGAAACATGTTTTCATGGTTTTCTGGAGGTTGTCCAAGACGCAAAACGAAAATCCCCACATCATAGTAAACGGTTTTGTGATTCATAATAATATCGGCGACTACACAATCTTGGGGGATATCTCCCCTAAATGTAAAATCCCATGTATTTCGTATATTGCGATGGACGTAGTACTGTACAGGTAAAACACGTGGTCGTCTTGCTAATAAATCCATGTAATGTTGAGTACCTACAATCGTTCTAGTATAAAAACTCTGTTCTACTTCCATATATGCGTTCCCAAATGGTCCGGTTTTTACCCTTTCATATAAACCGATCGCACGGCGCAAATCAATATTGGGCGAAATATAAGAAAAAATATGTCGAATAAGTTCAATCGGTAGATTCGACATATTGTATACATACGTGTTGATTATTTATTATTGTATTCAAACTCATTCATCATCACTATTGTATCCATTTTCAACTATCTTCATTTTGATATTTTCAGTAAACTCTCCGCCATTCCTTTCGACCCTATTTTTTTGTTGTACCCCAACGTCGGTAGATACCTCCAATAATTTTGCAATAACACAAATGAAAGAATCGTTTAGTTCATAACGAACTCCTATAACACGCACGACTATCTTGGAATTCTCCTTGACTGAATTAAATCGTTCGTCGATATTATTGTGATCACGTGCAACGAAAACGGTAATAGGCATATTTTCCGAATCATCAACTACTTGTGCATGTATACCCGCCTTGGTTATCGTTTTGCAACTGCACTCCACTAACATTCCTTCTACGGGAAGACATACCATACATTCAAAGACTACATGAAATTCGATTTTATCCCCCGCAATATTACCCGATGAATATTTTACAATGGTAATAGAACCGGGTTTCACATATCCTTCGGCTACGCATTTTCCCGCATATTTGGAGATAATCCTTGTCTCTAAATTGGGTTTGATATTTCGTCCAACCTCCGTTATTGGTAAAATAACCTTTGTATCCAAGAGAGATTTCATATATACACCATATATCTTGCGCTGTTGTCCAGCATTGGGCACTTCACGTTCAATATGCACCGGTTTTGCGGTTTTGGGTTTTCTAATAGTGCGAATTGCCATTTTGTAAGTATTCAATTGTTTATAAAAGATAAATATACTAATACAGAGATTTTATGTAGTTTATATCAATATTACATGGTTCTATCATTCTAATCAATTTTTTGCCTGATATTTTGTTATGCCCGTATAAATGGCCTCTTCTGGGTTTAAAAACCAAACGCGACCATCTTTTTCCTCACTAGACCACTGGCGCAAAAGAATCTCCACCATAACGCAAAACCCTGGTTGAAAAATAGATTTGGCAATGGGATCTGTATCAGTGTACATTGATTGACCTAATATTTTGTTAAATCTCCTCATAATATCACCTTTAATCAAACTATCCAATCTCGTTCCAGTATTATTCTGCTTCTGATGGACATCTTTCAATCGAAAAACCATTTCCTTGCCGGTCTTAAACATATTGATAAACCCAACAGTTTCGGAGAAACGCCTTGGATCGACTTGAAATTTATCGAGATGTCCAGATTGCTGAAAGGAACGAATATCCTCTGGCTCTGCTTCTATCCAGGTTCCTTGTGTCGGCGACTCAGGGTCTTGATCCTGTACATAAATTGCCCATTTATTATCTAATGCCATAAAAACCCCCGTTTGTCTTGAAATAGAAACAATTTTTGTATCCAAATACTCCTTGATAACCCTTTCCATTTCATCCAATGTATCTTCATCGCGCACTACAGAATAAAAATGTGCAACCAATACAAGCTTCTCTTGTGGTAAAAGCATATCTACCATATGTCTTATTACATGATCTACTAATTCGCCAAATCCTACACTATGTACTACTTGAATGTGATTCATTATTTTTCCTGCATGTTTATACCAATCTTTATCGCCGGGTTTTAGTTCTTTGGGGCTTACTATATGATTGTAATTTCGTATAAACTCGGATTTTATTACATTGTATTTTTCATCTATTTGGTTCGTCGGTTTTTTAATAGTTGTACTAGGCATACGTTGAGCACGTGGAGATCGTTCACCACTTTCGGCACGTATTAATGCAGCCGGAGGGAGACCCGTATCATTTGACGCAGAAAATGCGTTTGGTACTTCAAATGATAAAGTATCGCGCTTATAATCAATAGGTACACTTCGTTCATACACAGATATATTAGGGTCATTAATCTCCACTGGTTGAAATGAATATATAGATCCGCGATTCATCAGAGTTCCTCGACGTCCATATTTGTCTGTTAAATATTCATTCTTATTCCGTATAAATGCGGTCAAAGCTGAATAAATCTGTTCAACAGGATATTGTTTTACTATATTGATTGCGTTTATCAACTCGGTGCGATCGAAAAAGTGTTTATCCTTATATAATTGACGAATACGTTGCATAATACGCGTATTATTCGACTGTACATATTCATCAGTATAAGTATCTTGGATAACATTTGATCGTAAAATATTGCTCGTTGGATTACATACAAATGCACAGTTTGCCATATAATCACATATATCAGTGTATGGTTGATCACCAATTCGGTAAGTTATTCTTTTTTTATCTGTTGATAATTCAAGTTCAATATTCTGATTTTGCGCCAACGCGTTCAATTTATCCACCGTAAAATTCGTTTGACCAATATTCAACAAACAATCCACCGCAGTTTCTTTCATGAGACGTGTTATTTGTCCAATTTGTTCGGCTTTCTTCTTGGCAAGCCGGTAGACATATACATCAGCAGCTTCTTCTTCGGGATTCGTATTCATCACCGTAGAGTGCATATAAATTTCTACATTACGTTGATTGAATGGTAAACTACAGTGGCTCAAATTGCGAACACCCCTACCAATGATTTGTTCCGTTCGATTCAAATTGTACCACGGTTCTAACATATGGATCTGTCGTATATTCTTGAAATCTAATCCTTCAGAACCTGCCTTGGAAATCATAATAACTTTCACTAAAGCACCATCTTTATTTTCCAACGAAGACACCAGCTTGACTTCTTCTGCATTTTTTGGAGAAAATGCCTTATCACCAGTTATCATAACATATTTTGCAGGTTTGAACTTTGACGGATCTTCCATCTTGGACCTAGGCAACATAGTTAATGCATCCAATGGATCAGCGGATTTCAATGATGGGTCCAAGAGTGATAGAGTATAGTCAGCTGATCCATATCGTGCAAATCCCATCTCTTCCAAGGCCAATGCCATAGGCACAATACCTCCATCAATATACTGACTATAAATGATAACTATTCCGGTGGATCGTTTGATCAAATCGCATATTGTTGCAATCTTGGCGCTATATTTGGGTAGGTTATCTGGACTAAAAACTCGCCCATATTTTTCCAAAATTTCTCGTCGATAAGCGAAATTATATCTCATTGGAACCTTTTTCTTGGAATCATCTACATGGGTCATAATACTTTTTAACCCGCGTTTGCCAACCATCCATGCCATTGGATCACGTTCTCCTACAGGTTCATCTGGATCTAACCCCAATTCACTTAATGAATCATCCTCATCGGAAAACTCAGTTTCTTCAGCCTCTGTAGGTTCTTTCCCTATAGTTTCTACCTCAGTCTCCATCAACAATTTACCTCGTTGAATCTGATCATCTAATCTTGAACTGGGATAAACGATATTAAGGGATTCTAGAGGTGTTTGCAAAAGTCTGAATCCAAACTTGTCCAAGTCTTCGAATACCAAGGCATTCTGATTTGTAGACCTCATAGCTTCTACAACTAATCGATAGGCTTTTTCTTGGTATTCTCCTATCTTTGTTGCGAATAATGGTAGATTTTCTATCGGTTCTTCGATGGTTTTTCCATTCATCTGTATAGTAGGGGATTTGAATGATTTTTTTGGTGTAGCGGTTCCGGTTAATGTAGACATGATAGATCCAAGAGAGGTTAGCAATGGGACCGTTTTTTGGAATGTATTTTCTGGTGTAAAATCGTCGGGGTACATGCGGAAGGGGAATGTGTATGGATTTTCGCCGCGAACATATGATACATATCCGATGAGTTTTCTGTGAAGGAGTTCACGGCCTCCTTCGAAACCGTCTTTGGCCTCTCTAAATGCACCCGTTTTTTGATCAAACACTTCGTCAACCGTTATTGTTCCGCGTTTGTCATTAGAGTTCATGAGATTAACTAACCAGACAATCTCTTTATAGGAGTTATACATAGGTGTTGCGGAAAGTAGCAAAAGGCGCATATTTTGACAGAATTTTGCGAGCTTCATCAAGAGTTTGGCTGTCTTGGAATCATTGTTTTCTTCTGTTAAACGGATATTATGAACCTCGTCGATAATAATAAGACGATCATTGAAAAATCGGCGAATATTGCGAATCTCCATTTTACGTTGATCCTCCTTGGACAATACGTTGTCTTCGGGAATGGCTGTTTTCTTTTTGATAAAGTTGGCCAATTCTACATAGCCCATAAAAACATAATATTGATTAATGATGCCCTTAATTTGTGCGATCACTTTTTCTCTTGGAAGTCCACGTAGACTCGTTGGGTTTATCTCTTTAATAAGGGCATCGCCAATACAAGATTGTATAGTCCATTGGCCGTCAATTTCTTGCAGTCGTCTTTCATCAAAAAGTTGGAGTTTGAAATTGCTTTGGACATTGGGCGATGCAACAACGATAATGCGTTGTTTAATACCCACCTGTTTCATATAACTTCGCATCTCTTCTGCGATTCCAATAGCACTACACGTTTTACCAGTTCCTAAACCGTGGTATAACAAAAGACTATTATAAGGTGTTTGAAAAGAGAGGAAATTCTTTACAAATATTTGATGCGGAAGGAGTTCGAACTGTGCTTTGCACATAATATCGGCTTGTTGTTGAATGGGCTTTATGGCGCCTTCATATTTTGTATCGTTGAATTCCTTGCGTTTTGCTATTTTGATGGAGAAATTGGGATCGTCTAAATCAGGATAGAGGAAGTCGTATTCTTGGTTTTGAGCTCTAGCATCATATTCTACCTTTTCTTTAGCTCTTGTATATTCATTCGTGTTCGTTGGGATTCCTGCGAGTACTTCATCCAAGATGATATTTTTGGGATCTTTAGGTTTTACTGGCGCAGATTCTTTGGATACTGACTTTTCTAATTGAGTTATTTGTAAATTGTCTTGATCTAATATGGATATTGTTTTTGGTGGTGTATCTTGGGAATCTATAGTGGAGATAGTTTTATGTTCTGTTTCTGCGGATGCTGGATTTTGTACAACCGGTGTATCTTGGGAATCTATCGTGGAGATAGTTTTATGTTCTGTTTCTGCGGATGCTGGATTTTGTACAACCGGTGTATCTTGGGAATCTATCGATGGTTCTGGAGTGGGAAGAGTCGCAGGAGATACTTCTTGATTAGGAAGCACAAAAAACTTAGTTGGCACACGTTGTGTATTATTAGGTGTTATTCCAATAGGAAGAACTGGTTGTCCATCTTGGATTTTACGTGTTTTTCTTTTTATAATAACTGTATTTTTGAAATCCATTGATACCTACTACTAAAATATACTTATATTTTTATAGTATCAGTAATTATTTGCAAAATTTTTTACAATATGGTTTATAAGTACCGAATACTTTATCCCACAGTGAAAATCGCTTAGCGTAATTACAGTTATTCAGAGAATGATGCAAATCATGATCCTCTGTGTATAACTCCATACATAACCATCTAGGAATCCATATACATTGAGGATAAGAGGACGTAGGATAAGATAATTTTCCAGAATGTCCGCTGATCTCAATAAAAGATTTATAGACTAACATCATATGAAATTGTAAATAAGATAAATCTAAAAGAAATACTTTTAGAAGAATACAAAGTGAAAAAATAGTTGGTATAGAATTTGTTATAAATAAATCTAAGGGATCTTGGTAAAAAGTCGTTATCGATATAGGATGTTGAAATTTATGATGTTTTTTATGAAAATACTTATACACTCTATTATCATGCAACAACCGATGTCCTATATAATGAAAGAAATCAAACACGACTTCGAAACAAAAGGACATCGGAATGAACCAAAGTATTTCCACATATATTGCATTTGAGTTGATGCCAGTTATAATATACTGTTTTATAAATACATGTGTTATTGATTCAACCACAGTAGCTGTAGCGACATTCACATGAAACTCGTAAGGGTATTCTTCTTTTGGAATAAGTGAACTTTGCTTATTAATAACCAATTTATTACGCGTTCCAGATTCTATAAATTGCAATAATGTATAATTTCTTATTATAAATATACTAAAAATCACACACATCATATTTACCATGTTATTATATTGGTTATGCTTTTCATCATAGTATTTTATTACAGAAAATTCACAAAATGATAATAGTAATAAAAACCCATTGATAAAAAAGAAATTTTTTATAGAACTATTATTCATATATACTATTATAGTATTAGTGTATATGGATATATGGAAAATTATTTTATGAAAAAAACTGTCGCTAATTCGGATACATTAATTATTATATTTACTGGCCACCCTAGAGTAATAAGTAAAGCAATTCGATACGATTTTTTTAATACTATTGAAAACCATTTCAATCATGTAAATAGACACTATTATGTTGACAAATATGAAAACTCTTATCATCAAGGAATAGAAGGTTTATCAGTGAACATAGACGAAACTGTTTCCTATTTACAAAATGAGATAAAACCTTATAAAAATATTGTTTTTATAGGTGTTTCTTCAGGTGGTTATGCAGCTATTTTATTTGGTTCTTTGCTAAATATAACAAGTGTAATAGCATTTATTCCTCAAACCATTCGTATAAAAAAAAATATTGACGAAAAATATAGAGATATTTCTCCATATATCAATAAAACTACAAAATATTACATTTATGGAGACACTAAAATATCGGATAAGTTAAATCCTCATCATATTCATCATTGTGATCGTATTTCACATCATTCAAATGTTTTTATAACAAAAAAACACGGTATGGATATAGGAAATATGAGAGATGACGGCGAATTAATTAGAATATTACAGAACGTAGGACTGTAATTTTTCATGGAGACGGGTTTTTACAAGTTTTCCATGGTAGTCTTCTTACCATGACACTCGCGACACAATGCCAACAGGTTGTCTACATGATTACTTCCTCCATACTCTAAACGGACTTTGTGATCCACCTCGAACCATGCATTCAATTGATCACCACAATCACCACATTTCCACCCTTGTCTAGATGCAACAAACTTCTTTTTCGTTTCGCTTACAGATCGTTTAGTAGCTTTACCATTTCCTTGTGCTACACCTCCGGACTGCATCAATCTTTGTACGCGGCTCTGCGATGGATCGGGCATTTCAACTACCGGATACGCTTCGGAAGCCCCTGCAAAACTATGCTTTGCAGTAAAGTCCAAAATGGGTGAAAGCATATCCGTAGTATTACGATCCACAGGTAAGTATTTAATATACTCATTAGACGACAACAAAATCTGTTTTGCGTTGTTAGGATTTCTCTTAAATAACCAATATAATACCAAGGCGCCGAATGCAATTCCAGCCATTTGCCAATATTTTTTCCAAGATAATACCATCTTCAAATATTTGCCTTCTGTATAAATATTTGCAATAATAAGACCCGCGACCAAAAATAATATAATTTCAATCCTCATATTTGGATAATGTATAATGAATAATTGATAATAAACAGTTATAATATACATATACTTTTCTACCCCCGGTAAAACACTGAAATCAGGATAATACACATAATAATAAATCCCATGATTATATATTGTTTCTTGATATGAAAACGTTCAGAAATAGATACTTGCTTTGGAATGTAGTGCGCACGATAGTTATCCAATGCAGCAAACAAGGAGATTTCTTCCTTTCCAAGGATAGCGTTCAATTTGTTATGGATAAAGTGTGTCCATCGGATAAACGAATCACGACTGTCTAAATAAGGCGAAACGGGGTACTTGTCCAAGAGAGAGGCAAACCGATCACCTATATCAGGATTAGGTATAAAAATCGGTATATTTTGAACAAAGTCGTAATATTTGCGTTTTGTTGTCGTGGTAGGCATCAAAGGATAAGTGTGGGCCAAGGTGTGAATGAAAAACCAATAATGTGGTCCCCATACATCTGGGTCAAATTTTTCGGCATTCAGTGGAATAAAATCCGGCGGTAATTCCGTTTGTTTTTTATGATGATCGTGGTCTTTTGAAAAATCCATGTCGAGCAAACTATATAGAAACATTGGAATAAAAATACTATCGTAGAACGGAAGAATATAAAAAGGTGTTTTTGAAAAATGAATGATCAAATATACTGTAATAATTGCGGGAAAGGGGGGCACATATTTCATCAATGCAAAATACCCATAACTAGTATTGGTGTTATCGTATTTCGAAAGGTTGATGGTGTGGATCAATATCTTATGATACGTAGAAAAGATACTTTAGGACACATCGATTTTATGCGTGGTAAATATTCTGTATACAACAAACATTATTTGATAAATATGCTAAACCAGATGACCATTTTAGAAAAAGAATGTATGAAAAAAGGAGACTTTGATTTATTATGGAGACGTCTCTGGTTAAATAACCCTACTGTACTGCCTTCTGATGATTCATCTTCATCTTCATCTTCATCAGCATCACACGATAAACAATGTTTTTCATTAAACCAAATACCTTCACAGTATAAAAACGAAGAACATACATCACGAGAAAAATACAATGCATTAGTTTCAGGAATTTCAACATACAACGATTTTTATACATTGGCCGATTTAATTGACGAAAGCAATAAAACAAGTATATGGGAAGAAGCAGAATGGGGATTTCCCAAGGGTCGACGCAATCCTCAAGAAAAGGATTATCAATGCGCTATCCGCGAATTTGAAGAAGAGACAGGATATCCCATTCACCTCTTGAAACCTTTACAAAACATTTTGCCATTTGAAGAAATATTCACGGGATCTAATTACAAGTCTTATAAACACAAGTATTATTTGATGTACATGCCATCGAACGAGGACACTTCATTTCCCAAGAAATATGATACAACGGAAATTAGCAAAATGGAATGGAAAACGTTTGAACAATGTTTAGAAGTGATCCGACCTTATAACGTGGAAAAGATAAAAATTTTGTCGCGAATACATCAATGTATACAAGATTATCCTTTGTTTTTTATTTGACCAAGAAAGATGTATGACAATATCTCATGACAATATCTCATCATAATATAGTATTCTTATTTTAAAGACATCGGATAATATAAAAAATATATGACGCAAAAAATAAAAAAAGTAAAAGGTGGAACTATTGCGTCTTCTACTATAACAGCTAGTAAGAATACGTATAAATATATAGTTGATTTTTTTGCGAGATTAACGAGCAAAGATGAGGCAGATGGACCATGGAGAACTTGTATTATTCGAAACATTGTCATGTCTGCAATCGTTATTGGAATTTGCGTCATGTCTGTTAATATAATGAACCATCCAGACACCGCAACACACAACGTCGATAAATATTTCTTTCTTATAGCAATACCCCTAGTTCTTGTATTCGCAATATTATTCAATCTTGGAAAAGGTGATGATGGATCAGAACAAGGCACATCGGCATTCCTCAAAATAATAGGGGTTTTGCTATTGGTCGGTATTGTCGTATATTATTATTCACAAATGCGTGGAGGTGGATTCAGTATTCCATCACTGTATCAAAATTATGCACTGATTGGATTAATATCCTTGATTGGTCTTGCCATCTTTTACCATGTTTTTGCTGAGTATTTAGCTCGTCTACCGGGCTGGATGGGATTTATTGGACAGCTCTTGTTCTATATTCCTTGTATGCTGTACGACAGTTGGCTATATTTATTCGAGCAGTTCAAGATAACACCTATATCTATTTATGTGTTGATAGCATTAGAAATAATGTTGATCGTTGTCTATTTCCTTTTACCAAAGCTAACAAATGTAGTATCCGGCTTGACTGACGGAAAACAATTGATCGTTAATCCGGTTGTATTGAATAATGGCGTGCAAGTTATTGCATCGTCAGATGATTTAAAAGTTCCACAAACGAACCTTCAGATACTTAATGGAATAAATAAAGATCTATATCGTACTAATTACTGTATTTCCATGTGGGTCTATGTGAATTCACAAAATGGATCACATTCTGCGTACACGAAGGAATCTGAAATCTTCAATTATGGATATAAAGATGCCAGCGGTGTCCAGCATGTTAAACCAATGATACGTTATTATGGCGGAATCGGAGATGGAACAGATTCCGTAATAGAACGCAATAAATTTGTTTTTTACTTTTCAAAATATCCTCCTACCGAACAATACGATACTAGCGGAGATACGTTTTTTGACGTATCGATACCTACACAAAGATGGAATCAGATTGTCCTTAACTATAATCGAAACAACGTAGACTTATTTATTAATGGACGTTTAGAGAGAAGTTTTTTGATGAATGTTTTACCAGAATACAATGATTTAGATCAAATAACCATTGGCGATTTAAATGGAATACAAGGATCTATTTGTAATGTTGCATATTACAATCACCCTCTTTCTTTACAACAAATAACGTATTCTTATAATTTACTGATGTCTCAAGACCCACCTATTGGATTAGGTGAGAGTGCACCATCGTCATCAAAATCTTCGTGATAAGAAAACAATAAAGGAAAGGACAAAGAGCAAAAACCATTTACCCCCCCCCCACGCCCCGCCTCCGCCCCTCAAAACAAAATAAACTACATAGCAGTAGTTTATTTTTTCTATTATCATAGTATATAGATTTCTAGTGTAGGTAATTCATCAGATAAAATGGATACAACAACAATTGTCATGATTATTATAACAGTCATATTGATTTATGTATTGTATGTTTATTTTGTAAAGAAATCCGCATTGATTGCTTCTACCGCCAGTTTGAAATCAGGAAATAATCAACCGATAACTGTTATTAATAGCGGTCAATCTAGTCAATATACATATGGTGTATGGGTCTATGTTAATACGTGGGATACAACATCCACAAAGGTTATCTTCCAACGCCAACAGGGGTCTATTAAATTGTATTTAGCTAATAACCAACCCTATTTGTATTGTCATATTGCAACAAGCCCAGCGTCCACTGGGGGCGATATTTTAATAACAGACAATTTCCCTATACAAAAGTGGGTATATATTGTTATTAGCTCTGATACAAATGTTATTGATTGTTATTTGGACGGTAAATTAGTATCATCTACTAAATTAGCAAATTCACCTGTTTCACCAGGACAACCCGCCAGCGATCCCATTGTATTAGGGTCCGGATGGGACGCCTACATTGCATCTTTGAATAATTGGGCGGGACCCATTGGACCCCAAGAAGCTTGGGACAGCTATCTTTCGGGTAATGGAAGCACAGTATCTAGATTATTTTCGTCGTATGGTCTGACGGTGACCATTAGCAAAGATAATGTGCAAGAATCTTCTTATAAGATATTCTAAGTTATTCTAAGTACTTTATTTTTATCCAATACTTTTTATACTTATAATATAGTATATACTAAATATAATATTATAAATAATATGAGTGCACAATCTGGAACTACAGTAGCATCTACAACCATATCTGAACGTATTGGTGAAGCTGGACAAACTATATCGAATGCGGTTTCTTCCGTAGGAGAAGGTATTTCAAACGTAGCTAGCTCAGTAAAAGAATCTTTAGGACAATTTTCTTCTACTAGCGCGGTCGAAGGTAGCAATGATTTCTTAGAATCAAATAGTATCTTGGCAAAATTCGCATTCTTAATCCTAGTTTTAATTGCATTTATGTTTCTCGTGAATTTAGGAATAATCCTCATTAAATATTTCACGCAACCTACAAATAATCCTTATTTGGTGAGAGGAACTATGAATGCCGCAAATGAATTAACCGTTTCTCAAGATCCAAAGAATAAAAACTCCAAAACTATTTTAAGATCCAATAATCAAACAACTGGTATTGAGTTTACATGGTGCCTTTGGATATATGTGAATGACGTAGATCCAAAACATGTTCCTCAATATCAAAATATATTTAATAAAGGTGATGCATATTATGGTCCAGATGGGATTGCTAGTGTAAACAATGGTCCGGGTCTTTATTTAGACAATATTGGTAGTCAATTGCATGTAGTTATGAATACTGTCGCCACATCAAACCCTACTGAACATCTAAATATTCCGGGAATGCCATTGAGAAAATGGTTCCATTGTGTTTTAAGAATGGAGAATACAGTGCTTGATGTCTATATCAACGGTGTTATTAGTGCTCGACTCATTATGCAAGACGTCCCTAAACAGAATTATGGTGATGTTAATATTTGCAAAAATGGCGGATTTAACGGAAACATTGCAGATTTGCAATATTATGATAGGGCTCTCAGCGTTTTCGAGATAAACAATATTGTTGTATGGGGTCGCAACACTTCATCCTCTACAAGCACGGTTGGGTCAGATGCAACAGGGTTTCCTTATTACTTGTCGAATCTCTGGTATTCAAATCGTATTTAGAAAGACCTAGAATCCAGAATAAAGATACACGACGAATTATGAAAAGAATTGTATCAAATGTTATTATACACTATCTGATACAATACAAAAACAAATATCGAATAAAATGTCAGTTCCGAATTATTGTACCCAGCGTCAACTATTTTTGAAAAACATTTCTGTATTACCAAAAGTACGTAATGAAGTCATAACACCTTATTCACCAAATTCAGATTATACCGTTTTTGATATTAATATGCGCAGAAAAGTCGAAGTTTTGAAACACTCGAACAACCAAACGGATCGACTTGTTAACAATGATACAAAAAAACAAAAATGGGCTAGTTTAACCAAAAATCCCTCACGAGTACAAAAATTGGTTGCATGTCCAAAGATTAAAATACCTACACCCACATCTTCATGTAATGTTCCCGGTCCTATTATTTATTTATATGAAGATGATTCGGTCCCGCTTTATAATTTTACAAATACTGCGGATAAACAATTTCCTTTAGCACCCCTATTAGATACTACATCAACACCCTTCGTTGTGAATTCGGCTGGGGTTGATATCCAATCATCGAGCAATATACCCTTTATAGTTGGTAGTGTTTCAATTTTAAACCCAAATGATTATGTATCTAATTTTGTACTACAAGTTCCATTAGCTATACGAATAACTGGAATCATTAATAATACTAGCTCAGTAGTGAATACTATACAGGTGCGATTTACGAATATTTATTGCTCGGTTTATTATTTTGATTCATCCATGGCATTATATCAAACTACCGATTTATCCACCCTTGAAAATACGAATATGATCGTAAATATAGAATATTCTAATATTGGACAATTTACCGCTTCACAATATATCGGCAATCTACTTGTATCTGGAATTCCTTTAAATACACAACCTGGATATATATATAATTTTAGTGTGCAGTGTTCTATTCAATACACTCTTTTTGATCAAAATGGTTATACTGTATCACTACCTGACAATGATATTAGTTCACTTCAATTATACACTACTGCTAATTTAACCGATACTACAGATCCTTATTATATATATTCTAATAATTGCGAAATATTGTCATCTCCAAACTTTTTGCCATTTTCACCTTTTACGGTATCCGCGATATAGATTTATACGACCAACCACACCATCACCACTCAATCACCACACCACACACTCATTACATGAATGCTCTTTCTGTATCCTATCACATTCACTTATCGCGTTGATTTAAGGGCTATCCGTGTTTTTGTAGCCAAATGGCTACAAAAAGGTGAATTTCTCTATGTCTTTGATAGATAAATAAATTTATCTACCGATAGACATTAGTGGTCTATAAATTACTTATTATGCTTACTAGTATATGTGGAAAATTCTGTGTATAATTCTCTCTTTGTCTCATCGGGTAGATCTACACTTGAATATGAACCTCCGCGTGTATTTTCTATTCCAAACTCATGCATAAATAATTTTACATTATCGTCGATCTCTTTTTTTTGAATATTAGGTAAAAAAAACACTATTTTAATGGGCTTGTTGATTTGCACATACTCGTACATCTCCTGACATTCCGCCATAACTTCATCGTCAGATTTTTCTTCACAATCGTACAAAAACATTTTATTATTCTCCAAAGAAATGAAATATAAACATAATGGTTCGGAATGAATATCAGCTTCTACATGTAAGTGATTAATATAATTTGCCAAATTTTCGGTAATAATATATTTTTCTGTTTCCTGGTTTAACCAATCAAATCCATTGAAATATTCTTTCTCCCAATCAAATTGAATAGGATTTGATTCTGTTTCGATACGTTCTGTGAATTCTACATCTCTGGATTCAGCAGTTTCCTCAGGTTCCTTCAAATGCTGTAGCTGTTCTTCAATTGTTTCGGAAGCTTGAACAATTCTTGTTTCTATAGAATGAATACTTTGATCCAAATCATCATTCGTTTCAACTTTTGTTGCGTTATTGCTATTATTTTTAAAAAACGTAAATCCAAAACATGTGCAATATTTTTCTACATTATTTTGCATATTTGGTTTATTGTTTTATTATATACTCAAAAGATATAATAAATCGTTTATTACCTTATTGTCGAAAAACATTATATTATCTTTTCCACACTTTCCAATGCTCCTTCAACCCAACCTTGATTTTTACTAACCATTTCTCCTACAATAAATATATTTGGAAATGGATGCTGTGCTTTATCAATGAAGGCGGATCGATTACTGCTACGTACATCATCATGACCCGGATTATGCATAGGTTCATAATAATGGGTTCCTATATTCCAATAAAAATCACGCATATCAGTCATTATCAATGTATTTTCAGGAATACCTAAAGCACGCTCCAAGTATTTAGATAAAATTTGTCTATTTTTTTCGGTATTTTTAGTGTACCGTTTCAGCATTTTAGCACCATCGTTATCTGTATATACAAACATATGTATTCCTTTTTCTTGATTAATTGGAATTATTTTGTGAATAGGTCCTTGGACAACTGTTTGTGTTTTAAGGTATTGTGACAGAATCTGCGAAGATGATTTTGTGAATTTTCCATACATACGTAAAAAGGGCTGTCCATGTATTTGGTCATAAATATCGGTATTTATAGGCGTAGGAAGTAAACGTTTTACAGCGTCTACAGTTGTTGCCATTATAACAGTATTACATTTGTAGACCTGCTGATTTGCTAAAATTTCAAACTTATGAACCGGATCCGGGTTTTGTCCATTTTCTTTCATTATTTTTATTTTAGAAACCAAATGATCGGTTTTTATATTACTTTTTCCGATGGATTTTACTAGAGATTTTATCATATCGGACCAATGTAATGAGACCCCTGTCCAAGAAGATGTATTGTCGTCAAATCCATAATCGTATAAAACATCATGAATATCCGCATTTTCATAATCGGTATAACCCGCGCATTGAGAAAATAATGAATATTCTTCTTGTCCAAGAATGTGTTTTGCAAACTCACTGAAAGACCTATTTTTGAACTGTTTCTGTATTATAGGATCTTTGAAAACCGACCTAAGATGAGAGAATTGTTTTTTCATCAAAGTTTTTGATTTTTGAAGTGCGGGTGAATATTCTGTAGACGTTTCAAACTCATGATTTTGTACATTCAATTCATGTAAGAGCTTTATTAATAGGTGATCTTTGTGTTTTCTACCTATACCAGCACCAATTGAAATGGGTACGCCGTGAAACATTTCTGTTCCAGCACGTCCTCCTAATTGCGATTCTTTTTCCAATAATAAAATAGATATTTTTTTACAGCGATGAACATTTGAGTTCGCACATTTCGCGGTATTTTCCATTGAACAAATACTACACCTTGTATGGTTTATAATGTTAGTTGATGTATATTTTTTTTGTAGACTATAAGCTGCATATAATCCAGCCATACCTCCTCCTATTATGATAACGTCGTATATTGGTGTTGTCATAATAATAATTCAATTTATAAGTGTTATTATAATATTATAATATTTTTTTATTGGGATATCGTTTTACTTAGAACTGCTTTATAGATAAATAATTTGCAGGTCCTTTACCGTGTACTATCGGCGCACCATCCTCTGCAATTTTATTCATATTTATATTTATATCGCCTCGATTTGCAAGACCTTCCTGTTTTACAGGTTGTATATTCAAACATTGTGCTTGTGATGGATAAATTTGTCCAGACATGCAAACATCATTCGAATCCATTTCAACACACCCTCGTATTCCATTGTATTCACCGGTTAAACACCACGACCCTTTATGATTTGCTCGTTGGACGGGTGATATTGTCATATTTGGTAAAGGGTTGGGGGGTGTGGATTTAGAACCATTATTTAAAATGGAATCTAGAGTAGGGTTTTGAAAAATAGATGCAGTCATTAATGGAGGCGCGGGAAGTGTTTGCGGTATCGATGATGCTAGAGTGGTTGGTGAAGGAAGTAAATCATAAGATATTTCGTCTATTTTAATACGGGAAGCCACATTAACATCTGCATTGCTATCATCTTTTAATAAATTTCCCACAGAATGCATTGTACCATCGGCTATGTCAATACCCGTTTTAGCTGTATCGGCAACTACATCCGATGTTTTGTTTATAATGGTTCCTGTTGTATAACCAATATAGCTCAATACAGTTGAAATAAAAGGGCCAATGATCCTGACAATCCATTGAACCACACCTCCCAAAATCAATAAAATATTTACTCCTAAAAAGGATAAAATGAGTAAAATAAAAAGGACAATTATAAGAAAATTCTTGCTGGTTGTCAACCAAGAAAACATTTCGTTAAAATTTCGATTTTGTTCGTCGTTATTTATATTCATAATATTTGTTTGCATATCATTTGTTTGAGATGTTTCCAATGTTGAAGAAATAGAAGGTGTTTGTGGTAATATATCTCCACTAGTATTCGTAGTATATTGGTTTACATTTTCTTCTGGATTATTACTTAATCCTCCAATCCTACTCTTTTTATTAAATCTCTGCTTTTGACTCATATCGTTATTTTCTATATAGATACCTTTTATAAAGTATTGTTATATTTTTTTCATGTTTTCTTGGGTTTATTGTTTTATTGTTTTACTGTTTTAGACTATATTTGTTCAAAGGTGTAAGTGTAAGTGAACTTTATATTTTCAAAAAATGATTCGTTTATAAAAACAATATAATGTATTGCGATACTATAAAAGTATAGATATAATAATGAGTGTTTTTGGTTATATGGAAACATTCTTTTTTATTAGTTTAGGAATAACTTTTGTGCTCATATTATTACTTGTATATCACTTCAAACAGCGTCTTTCATTCGTTGAACAGAAGGGGGACACCATGTTCGATATTATTAATAATATGGTAAAAGAGATGGGAGTTATTAAATCATTAGTTATGTCTCAAATGATGATACCACCGAGTAATACCAATAATATTCGAAATGAGGTAGTACATGCCGTTCACAATGTAGATTTGACTCCAAATGAATTTAGTCAAATAAATTATTTACAAGAAGTTGAACCGGAAGAGGTCATTGGTTCTGAAAATTCTTCTGAAGATGAAGATGATTCCGATGTTTCATCAGATGAGGATTCCGAAGATTCTGAAGATGATTCCGATGCTTCATCAGATGAAGATTCGAATCAGGACGACCAAGTTGCTTTACAAGATTCAGTTATTGATGAAAACAAGATAACAGTATCAGACGATGAATTGGAACCTATTTTACACAATATATCATCAAGTAATGATGTTGATATTGCATCACTATCAAACGTAGATGAGATAATCATAACAGAATCTTCTATTGAAACTCTTTCAAAAATAGAAGATGTAGAAGTTTCAGAGGTACAATTGTCAGAAGAACCCGTGTCTGAGATACAAGTATTGGAAGAAGAGGTTTTAGATGTAGAGATTTCAGAAGTACAAGAAGCAGTAAAAGCAGTAGAAGCAGTAGAAGCAGTAGAAGCAGTAGAAGAAATAACCATCACTAAGACAACTCTATCTAAAGACCATTATCAAAAAATGTCTTTACAGGAACTAAAGGATATTGTATTATCTAAAGGATTAGCAAAAGATGTATCCAAATTGAAGAAAACCAAATTGATTGAGCTACTTGTTTCTGCATAATTTATTTCTGATAATCATACTATATATTGTTTCATCGTTTCATTTCATAATTTTTGCTCTATCTTGCGAATAATGCAAAAATAAAATCTAACTTTAATATAACTATTAAACAGATATTCTGTAATATACTGCATAATGTTTTCTTATCCTCAACCAGAATCTACATCTTGTGCATTTCCCGTTATTCATGAAACATTGCCTAGATCAAAATTAGGTTATGCAGCAAACAACGTATATCCCGGGTTTCCTCCCCTGATGTCTGACGGTAGATCATTAGTTGCGTCTTTTCAACCTGAAGCAGTGTTAAATTCATCTCTTATTAAACAACAAGGTATTCGATCAAACTGGGAGTATCGTAAATACTTGACCGAGAACTCACAATCAATCATGAAACAAAATTTCCTTGCCGCATCAAATGATGTAGGTTATTTTGAAAGATTTTTACCACAAGGACTATCGTCGAATGGAACAAACGTTCCTTTCCATTACAAATCATATTTAGACAGTTCTACACCCCAGGGATATGTAAACAGTGATCTCAAAGACATGTACTTATCACGTGAACAATTAAACTCACGTAAAGTAGCAGTCCCTTTAACCCAGGAACAAATATTTCGAAGCCAACCATAATATGACATTGCGAATATGTCTATAAAGTAAAATACCAAATAAACATAAAACTTGTTATTTTACATTATAATTACAATGAAACTCATTAGCTTTGATATTGGTATTAAAAATATGGCCTATTGTATTTTTGTAGTTGACCCATCTAATCACACAATCTCTGTCCAAGATTGGAATGTAATCAATCTGATGAATTCCAGTAGTTGTCTAACAAATAATGTAGAAACAACTCTGTGTGGTTGTATATTGAGATCGAAGAAAAATACGAATAAAATCTGTGGGCATAAATCACAATTTATAAAATCGGGTAATTACTATTGTAAAAAACACGCAAAAGAATACGCATTGGAATCATCAAATAATCGTCAATATGCATATATATTACCCGAACCATCTATTTCACAAACGTCCCTTAAAAGGTTGTCCAAGGCTGATCTAATTGAATTATGCAAAACATGGTCAATACCAATATTACATGATCCATATACAAAACCTTTATTATTGAATCATGTTATTCAATGGTTTTCGACGCGCATTTTTGAAACAATTTCTGTTAAAAAATCCAAGACGGCGTCAGAAACCGATTTAATCACTCTTGGACGTAATATGAAAAATCATCTACAATCAATTGTACATATACATGATGCAACACATATTATTATGGAGAATCAGATTTCTCCTCTGGCTGGTAGGATGAAAACGATTCAAGGCATGTTAGCGCAATACTTCATTATGCAAGATCCTAGTCCGGAAATCGAATTTATATCATCGTCCAATAAACTCAAGGACTTTATACCAGCAACCGGTAGACCTGTAGGAGATATATGTGTATTGGAGAATAGTGTAGTAGTTGATGATACAAAGACGATTCGACAAATCTACCAACAACATAAAACCGATGCCGTTTTATTTTGCCGACAAGTACTACATGCAAATCCATTCTTAGGTTCTTGGACATTAGAAAACACGAATAAAAAAGACGATTTAGCCGATTGTTTTTTACAAGGTATTTGGTATTTGAAACATGCAAAATATATTATCTGTGCGGAGAACTTAAAAATAAATCTTGTGTAGATAACATAAGTTGATTTAGGGAAATAATGGAAGTTATCGATATTGGATTATCTGATTTAGAACCAGTTTCTTTTTCATTGCATGAAGATTCTTCTTCATCAAGCAAGCCATCGGTTAATTTCGGACCAGGCATTGAACTTTTAATGAATGATAAAGCTAAGACTGGTTCTGGAAGTACCAGTGTAGATTTAGGAGATCTAGATAAATTGGCGAATGAACTAAACGAGTTGTCTGGTGAAAAACCAAAATCCTCTTCAGGAGAAACGCGAACATTAGGAGGCTTTGCGGCGAACCTTTTTAATTTTGGGGGAAGCAACAATAATTCATCTACAACTCATTCAATTAACATTGATCTAGATAAAGAAAACGATTCCAAACTTGGACATGCAACTGCTGAAAGTGCCGGATCTTCTAAAACTTGGGACGGGTTTGGGAAAATCAATGACATTCCCGGAACCAATTCTTCAGCTCCAAGAATGACGGATCGTGAGAAACGACGTAAAAAGCGTGCTATGTTGAAGAAAATGGAAGAATGGTACGAGAAAGGTCAAACCAAAACGAATACACACTTGAATATGGATTCCCCATATGAAGAAGTCGAAGACGAATATGAGACTATTATGGATGAAAAGCGAAAGAAAGATTCGATAAAATTACAGGGTTGGTGGTTCATGACCTTTGTGAATTCGATAGAATACGGTAATGCGGTATTTGATCCATTTGGTCTTAACCTCGATGGATGGGGTGAGCAAATCAGTGAAGATATTGATAGTTATGAAGAGATTTTTTCCGAATTACATGAAAAATACAAGGGTGGTAAATTGTCTCCCGAAATATCGCTCCTTCTACGTTTGGGGTTCAGCGCGGCGGTTATCAATATAACTAACAAGGCTCTTTCTACTGCAACACCCGGGTTCAACGATGTCATCCGTCAAAGCCCTGAGTTGATGAAAATGTTCTCTAACGCGACAGTACAAAGCATGAATCAACAGAGTCCTGGATTTGGATTTGTGAATAGTGTATTGCATCCCGAAGAACAGGCAAACACTTCATTCGGTCCTCCACCTCCCGCTATGGAGACAAAAAACCATCCTCCAACTCAGAGACCAGGGATGAGCTTCACACAAAATCCAGGTTCAAGACCTGACATTTCTATGGCTAGAGGTGCCATGTTCAAAGAACCCGGTGTTGATATGAATCAACCTTTTGAACAAGTTCGTTCACAAGAACGCAGTGTTAGACAACCCCCTCCTCCCGATTATTCAAAGACCGTTCAAGGACCTCGTCCAGAAATGCGCGGTCCTCAAGATATAAATAGTCTTTTGTCTGGTTTAAAGTCTCGTGAAGTTAACATTCATCAAACATCGGCGGGAGACACAGAAAACGACTCAATGGTTAGCATAACGTCATTGAGCGACTCACTCAACAATACAATGCCCAAAAAATCAAACCGCAGAAAACAAAAATCCGATAAAAATATTGTATCTCTAGACATCTAATTTATTTACTATAAAAATCTAATACTATTATAGCGTGAAAATAATATTAGATAATTGAACTAAATTGAATTGAATGCAGTCAAATGTACCAAACAAAATAGGAGAGGGGGGTTATGGCTGTATACATTATCCAAACTTGACTTGTTCAAACAATGACCATTATAAAACATCCAAAGCAATGACTTTGTCAAAGATTCTAAAAACCAAATACGCTGATATAGAGTCTTCTGAGTATAAAAATATACACAAGGCCGATCCATCAAAAAAATACTATTTAGGCGACCCCATTCAATGTAAAGTAGGTAATACACGAAAGAATATTATGGCGATTAATCAATGTGAAGAAGCTCCCTCTATCTTGAAAAATATAGAAGATTATTCCCTTCTTATTATGGAATATGGAGGCATAAACTTGCGTGATTACGGTAAAAGTGTAGCATCTTGGAAAAACACGTCTATAAATAAAACCAAAATAGAAAGATTTTGGTTAGAATCACACAGGCTATTACGAGGTGTAAAGATGTTATTGGATAATGGACTCATACATAGCGACTTCAAACCACACAATATTGTTTACGATGAAAAGAAAAAACGTTTGAATTTCATCGACTTTGGACTTATGCAAACTATGGATTCTACAAAAAGTGATATCGCTCGTGATCAGTATAAAAATATAAAGTGTCATTTTTCACACCCATTTGAAACCCTTTTTTTGTCGAAATTCCATTTTGAGTTTTTTGTTGCAAAAAATGAGGAACAAAAGGAAGAATACTATAGACAATTTATTTATGATATTGAAAAAAACAATACGTTGTGTGGTAAGAAAATAAACGATTTTTTCAAATATTTATTCACAAATTCCGAAGAAGACAATGAAAGTAAACGTGCTATCTTGGAAGAACACATTCAAATGTTGCGTTCATTTCCAAGCTCGTTTGAATCGTGGAATTACATGGATACATTGAATACTTTTGATATATATGGCATTGGTTTTACTTATCTTTACATGTTGAAATGTAGTAGACACTTATTGCAATCGAGTTTATATTACGACATGCGTAGTCTATTTTTAAGAATGATTTCTGGCGATGCAGTAAAACGCATTAAAATCCAAGATTGTTTGAAAGAATATGAGTCTATAATGTTAAATCATGGTTTATTAAATAAATTTGGTGTTCACTTTGAAAATCATTTCTATTATCATGGTGTTCCCAAAAAAATAAAAACGGTTGAACGGTTAATAGATAAAATCACCTTTTCAAAATCCAAGAATGATGGTAAAATAGAAGAAAGGGCTGAGAATTTGCAGAATTCCGTAAAACGTACTATGCACCGTATTCATAGACGTCCTATCAGGAAAACCCGACGGATTCGTTAAGGGTTATCCAATTCGTCATCGGTGTATAACAGAAATAAATATCATGAAAATCACGATATTTATTATACATAAATTACAATCTATTTATTTGGATGGATCTTTTCAGAATTGCGCGTAATTTCGGAAAGATCGATTTTGCCTAAATTAAACGCATTAGGTCCTATCTTTCCCGAATTGCGCGTAATTACAGAAAGATGAGTCCGGACCTTGTATTATTTTTTTGTAGAGAAACCCCCTAACTTTTTTTTTCTGGACATTTTAAAATGTCCAAAATTCTCTAGGTGGCAAAAGATTTCCAAAAGTACCTATTTTATTTTTGATTCTTAGCATTATGATGTAAATACAAATATTTTAATCCGAAAAATGACTGCATATTTTTTTTTGTTTTTTCGGACGGCGTTTTCCGGATTTCCATCGAACGGACAAATTTGGAAACGCGGAAAACGCATTTTACACCCTAGTTTTTTATACTATGTTTTATTACTCCGTGTATGCATACATATCATATTTTTTTATCCTTATAAGTATTACCATAAATACAATGGAAACAAATTGGTCAAAATGGAAACAAAATTTTACGCCTGTTTTATAATGAAACCATAATATGAGATGCAACAGAAAAAATAAAGCAAAAAACCGAAAAATACAAATTCGCGAATTCACCGAATTATTTTCTCTTATTATATTTAGGCATTTTGTAATTAACGACAGGAGGCGAATGTGGCATGGAAAAGCGTATTCTTATACCTGCGCTATGCTTTAGGCGTTTTTTTGTTTCCATATATAAAGGAAGATGGAATCAAAAAAAACACCAAAACGCGCAGGAAATCTTTTCTGTGAGTGTTGCAGCTTCAGATGCAGCAAAAACTCTGATTGGGAAAGACATTTGGCCACACGTAAACATACAATGGAAACAGAACGCGCGGCAAATGGAACTCAAGAAAGCGCCACATTTGCAATCGAGCATCGTTGCGAAAAATGTAAAAGACTATACCAAACACGTACAGGATTATGGAAACATAAACAGAAGTGTACGTCAGCAATTGTTGAAGACGGTGTCCAAGAACGTGATACTTCCAGCATAATTGTTCGTCATGAAAAAGATGTAGATGTAGAAGAAGATAGACATTTGTCTGAAGATTTATTATCTGACTCTACAATACCTCCTTCATTGATCGCCAAGATCGTTGCAGAAGTTCATAAACAATTGGGTATCAGTGAGATTATCAAAACAAACCAAGAATTAGTCAAAATAGTAAAAGATACGAATGATACTGTTGCGCGTACAGTGAATCATAATAATACGCAAAATAACCATTTCAATGTATCCTTTTTCTTGAATGAGAAATGTAAGGATGCTGTGAACTTCACAGATTTTATAAATTCGATCGTCTTGGACCAAAATGATCTCAAAACGGTTGTAAAACATGGACATGTCGATGGAAATACAAAAATCATCAGCGACATGTTAGAAAGATTAGGTGTATATCGCCGTCCTATACATTGCATGGACGTCAAACGCGAAACAGTATACATTCGCGAAAATGACGAATGGGAAAAGGAACAAGCCGAGCTACCTCGTATCAAAAAACTAGCAAATATAGTGTCGCACAAAGTATTAATACAATCTAATGTGTGGCACGAACAAAATCCCGTACGTACAACACGCGAACTAAAGGATGAAAGCTTAGACATTATGAGAAAGGCAATCGGAAATGATATTGAAGGGGACGAGAAACGTATTATGAGACAGGTGATTCAACAGGTAGAAGTTGACAAAGCGACTGAGCGTATCGTCATGAGAAGCACCAAATAAGGATAAAGGATAATATGTGTATTTGGTTCTATACATATTTTTTGTAAATGGCAAGTGTTTGTATCTTTCGTTCTTCATGGTTTACGATAGGTCTAGGATATTGGATTTCCCTGTATTTTTCATCGGTACATGCTTGGTTCCATCGATGAATATCCCTTGGTAAAACACTGGATAACTCAGGAACCCACTTTTTAATGTAATGTGCATCGGGATCATATTTGGCGGATTGGATCCAAGGATTCATAATGCGAAACCAAGGCATCGAATAAACACCTCCACCCACGATACTTTGCCAATTCCCAGAATTGGAGGCTACATCGTAATCAATCAAGTGTTGCGCAAAGAATCGCTCACCCTCACGCCAATTAAGACGCATAGTTTTGACCAAGAATTCGGCTACAATCATACGACAACGATTATGTATATATCCGGTCTTGACTAATTCGCGCATCCCTGCATCCACCACGGGAAACCCAGTTTCACCCTGTTTCCAAGCCTCTAACCATGCCTGGTTATTGGACCAAGGTATACGTCTAAAATTTGGAAAATATAGTTTGCCTAATGACTCCGGATATGAGTACAAAATATGCGCGAAAAAATCGCGCCAAATGAGTTGACGAATAAATTCCGATACGTGTTTCAATGGACTATGATATACCTCGCGCACAGAGACTGTGCCAAATTTTAAAGCCGCGGATAAATGTGATGTTGAAATAGAAAGCATATCACGTGTATCCTCGTAATGTCGTTGATAACGGACCGCGCGTCTAACCAGGTCAACTGCTTCGTCGCGCCCACCTCGCAGCAACCTATCCGGATTTTGTCTATTTCCTATAAAAACGTCCAAGGCATCGGCAATCGTAATACGATGTTGCAAAAGTTGATTATTTGATGCCAAGTTTTTAGGATGATATCTATCTACGCGGAATACTTGTTTCTTCATCATGGCTTCATAAAAGGGAGTAAACTTTTGATACATCTTTCCCGACCCATTTACGACAGATCCGGGAACCTGCAAATAATAGTCCATATGAATACGACACTGAATACCCATTCTATCACATAATTCGGCCAACTCATCATCGCGTTTTATTGCGTAGGGCGTACAGTCCGCGTTGAAATACAGACAATTGATTCGAAGTGTATCTATCAAATATCGAATCATCGAAACGTTTTTCCCATACAATGTGATCAATGATCCACCAGCTTCACGAATATCTTTTGCTAAACTGGACAGGGATTCAATCATATAGTGAACTGAATTTACCGATTTGTATGGATTCAACTTGCCCACCTGTTCTGGTGTGAAAATAAAGGCAGTATATACTTTTTCACATTCTCGCGAAGCCTGTAGCAAACCGGTGTTATCTTGGATTCTGAGATCGCGATGAAATAAAAAAAGTCCTCGTTCGTGCATCATTCTACTTTATAGTTAGATTTGATAGATTTTATTAGTTCGTTTAGATCGATTTGTATAACAATATAGAAAATTGAGTTTATATTACTATATTAGTTTAGTATATTACTCTTACTCTAGTTATCGTATTAGAATCGATTTATTTGAAAAATGACATCAGAATGGGCAAACAAGATTCTAAACGATTCCAATATATTGTTCAATGTTTCTATTAGTACTGCAATGAACGGTTGGAACTTTATTTGTAATAAAACCCAGGATCTTATGAAGACGCCACGCGTTCAACAAATTGTATTGAGTGCACTCTGGTTTTACAGTGCATGTTGCGTTATGGGATGGCAAGTTGCAAAACGTATTTATGAAGAGAATGAATTGGTCAGAGTACCTTATGATTGGATTTCTTGGCTTTATGAAAACCTACGTGTTATTACAAGCCGACAAAAGTTTGAACCCAAATGTGATTATTGGCTAGCAGAATGCAGTATGATTCGTTTACCTAGATTTGAAGATGATGGAAGACATCCTTATCTATTTGAATTTCCTGGAGGTTCTTTTATGGGGACACGGGTAATTGAACCATCTATTTTATTAGAACCGTTTCTTCCTTCGAACAAGTTTATCGAATCATATGAAATATTGACTGATGGACCGATGCATATTGTATCCAACTTGGATGAACATGTCCAAATGCGTATGGATGATTATATGAGAAAAACGGATCAGGCGACACCTCGAAACGATGAAGACAATATAATTATCTTGAAATCAAAAGACAAATATATTGTTAGAATATTGAAAACCTCGGATTCACCTAACCTCTCCATTGTAGATTGTAAAGAATCAAAATGTAGCTTCTTGAGTGTAGAATATTCTCACCCTGATATGAAAGATACAATTACACTCGATATACCCAGGCATATGATGTTAGTGGGAAACCAACTATTGTCTCCTGCATTTGTTAGACGATGCTTGGAATATCAACCAAAGTCTTATGTATTCAACGACGAGTACAAGGTATTATTAATGGATTCTAATATAAAACAGTATACGGTCAATTACAAGCAATATGTATCGATTTCTGAAGAAACCTGTATTGTGAACGATATACTATAGATATTTTACGTATAATAACACTTTACGCGAATAGTACTTCGTGTTTGCTTAGTAATTTCGCTTTTACAAGAGGTTCACATTTCAAATTATACACATTCGAATGAGGAGTACTTAATGCGGCGATTCTACCAAAGTTGGATTCTTCTGATATATATAAATCCGATGTGTATTGGGATAATAAAATACTATCTACCCAAATTTTAGAAGTGTCTTCGTTGACGGGTCGACGATCAATGTGTTGGATGACATCATTATTATAAATGATTTTTTCCTTAGACCAAACGTGGGTTGCAGTATCAAATACTTTATCGTAATCACTCGTAATAAAGATGTGATAATCGCCGTCTTGGTATTTAGTATCACATGCGGATTTAATATTTTGTAAAACGTTTTTTAGATTATTGACCAGTTCTGGATTATTATATGTCTCTCCGCGGTTTGTCAACATGTGCGAATCACCACATCTCATTTGTATACCAACAATGTTTGTTTTACCAGAGACATATCCTTCTATTTTTTTCTGTATAAACTCGGTAGGTTTCAGAGTATCCCTATAGAGTTGTTGATATTCTTGAAATATATCTTCGAGATAGTCGCGATCTTTGAATAGTGTATTTTTGTAAAGATATTGTGCGACCTCGGTGTTCAAATAAAACATATGAATATCGGCATCATTGAAAAATACATTGCTTTGCATTAAATAGTCTTTTAATGCAACCTGTTTATCAATATATCTATACACTTTGGCCTTTCCCGACACGTTTGACAACCTTTCAAAGTCGTATGTACTATAATCAATATACTTTCGAATATCTTCTTTATTCCACAAAATATAGAATGGTTTGTTTAATAACTTGCTAAGAAGTTTAACGGAAATAAGTCCAAGAATACGATCGCCGAGACCACCCAACAAAGAATTTTTAGTAAAAGACGCAATAAACATGAATCCTATTCTATTTTTATATATTGAATATAAGATTCTATATAGGTTTTTAGCGATATAACATAATATTATTATTCCAATCTTGGAAAACACAAACACAAATGATATGAAACAAGTATATAAAGTGTTGTTTATAGTATATACTACGGGATATAAACAATGGATACATTGAGTATTCCAACCCAAAAACATGATTTGCATGGTAAATGGAATTTGTATTACCATTTACCAAACGATAAGAACTGGGATTTATCTAGTTATAAACCCATTATGGAAGATATTGATACATTAGAGAAATTGATTGCTATCAATGAGAGCATTCCCGAAAATATAGTGAAACATTGCATGTTGTTTGTTATGCGTTCTGGTATTACTCCTATGTGGGAGGATCCTGAAAACCGTAATGGAGGATGTTTTTCATTCAAGGTTGCAAATAAACAAGTCCATGCTGTATGGAAAACTCTTTTTTATGCATTGTGCGGAGAGACTTTGTCAAATGATGCAAAACAATCACCGTTTTTTAACGGCATTACAATTTCCCCCAAGAAGAACTTTTGTATCGTAAAAGTATGGCTAACAAACTGTTTGATACAAGATCCGAATATTTTGATACAAATACCGAATTTATCGAAACAGGGATGTTTGTTTAAAAAACATGCTCCTGAATTTTAAGGGTTATCCGTGTTTTTGTAGCAATTTGTCTACAAAAATGTATATTTCTCCATCTGTTTTGTAAATACATTTATCTACCGAAGACATTAATCTCTATCGGTAGATAATATATATTATCTACCAAAAGAACTTGGACTTTTTAATGTTTTTGTAGCCATTTGGCTTCAAAAACACGGATAACAATTAATACTATAATTTTTCAAAATAAGTTATATTTACACTCGCGTAAATAAGGAGGGTATATGGAATGGATGCGCCTTTGACCAAGGTATTTTCAATAAAAATAGACCTGCTATAATAAAGACGATTCCTAGATATTGCGTCCAAGATTCCAATCGTTCTCCTAAAAATACATACGCAGCAATGCTTTCCAGAATAGTACTTGTACCATCCCATGCATTATTTACTAGCAAAACTGTGGAATCTTGAAGAGAAATAAT